GCCACGCCCTGTTTGTTGAGATTGGCCCACTCAAATATGCGCGGTGCCTTGGTGGGTTCTCGTTCCTGCACCCAAGGTCCAAATCCCTGGATCAAGTTATCATAACTGCCGGCACGCACACGGGTGTTGATATACTGTTTCATCAACTGTGGCAAGTTGGTGATCTTGCGGGCACGCAATTCTGCAGGGTTGAACAGCGCATCTATGGCCGCACCCTTGGTTTTCAGTAGATCCTGTGTTTTCTTTACAGTCTTGGCGTCGAGTTTTATTTGCTGTGGTTCTCGCAGGCTGGGATCCAATATCAACAGGCCCGGAACCGGCTTCAGTGCCGCCGCACGTATGGGAGTGGCCGCCGCACCTGGCGCATCTAACTGTGTGTGGACCACCACTGCGGCATCACTGGCCGCGATCTGACGACCAAGGTCGCTGTCAGCATCCACTGAATATTTCACTGTGTTGGGTTGGAACACCCATTTGCCATTCTCTTGTTGAGGTTGTGCGCTGTAGAGCAAGTCTCCTTGAACATAGCCTCTGAAATCTGGAGGTGTGGCTGCTCTCAACAACGGAAACAGTTTTTGATATAATCCAATGAGTTCGCCGCGCTCGCCGCCTCTGGCAGTCATGATGCGGGCGATCATGTCAGGCGAAGTGGCCAGGCCATCATAGCCCTTGGCCAGGAAACCGGCCTTGTCAGTAAGCACAAAATCACCGTTGGGTTTGCGACCAAAGATGATAGCGGGTTTGCCATCCCATTTGACCGTGGCAGTGTCTGGTTGCTGTGCGGTATTGACGATGCCCGTGAGTGCTTGTTGTGCACCACGACTGCCCATGTCAAACACCATGTCTTCGGGATGCTCGATGCGCACACCTTCGGCGATGACTTGCATGCCTTGGTTTACGATCCTATCGCGCAGGCGAGCTAAAAAATGCACTTCGGCTTCTTCTAAATTTTCATCAAAGGGCAATCCCTCGCGTTCCATGTGCGCACGGAAGTCTGCTACCTTGCTGTCTTTTTTTGGATCCATCTTGAGAGCACGCATGATGCTCTCCACGGAATAGAGATCCTTGGCCGATGCTGTGGGATTCAGCAACAGTCTGGCCACTGCGTCGGGGTCGTCTGTGATGATGTCATTGGTCTTGCGATCCGCGATGCCATCATTTTGATTGAGTTTGAAACCCATGTATTTGGCCATGGAATTGATCATGATGTTGCGCAGGGCACCTTTGTAGGCGCTGGCTGGATCGCTACGCAACACGAACTGATTCCATCGCGGCTTGTTGGCAAACATAAAATCGGTCTGCACAAATCCACGTCGTGGGTCCCCACCGATGGCAGTAAGAAAATGCACAGATATTCCGGACTTCTTGATGTAGCGTTGTGGATCTACTCCTTGTTCACGGGCCCAGGCTCGCAGTCGATCTATCAATTGTTCTTTGGAGATTTTTGTAGCATCTATCTGCAGATCCAGGTCACCCGATGATTCCTTGCGACCAGTGGAACCCAACCAACGTGCCGGTTGTCCATCTATGGAGTCTTTTTCTGTGGTAAAGTCGATGCCAGTGATGGGTTCTAGCCACTGCACAGTGGGCATGATGTCGGCCTGTGCTATGCGTTGCGTGATGACCTGTCCTTGGTCATCCTTGAATACGTTGCCACCTTCTAGTAATCTCATCATATGGCCTGCGAAACTGTGGTGGACTTGATCTTGCCCGCGGCATCTTGTGTGAGGCTGGTATGCAATGGTGTGCCGGCAATGACCTGTTGGCCGCTGGCGCTGGTCCAACGACCATTGGCCCAGGTGTATATTTCGTCTGGAACCTTGGTAGTTCCTGCTGTGCCGCCACGCACCAGCACATTGTATCCGTTGGGTATTTCGGGCGCCACTGCGGCTTTGCTGACTTTGTAGGCAGGCAAAAAGTGCTTGGCTAGATATTCACGCATCTGCTCCACAGCTGGTTGTGTGATATACTTGTCCATGTTGCGTTCATCCACAGCGACCTGTCCTTGCATGGCTTGCTCTAACCAGGCAGCTGCTCGTTTTTTGTATTCATCCACATCCATGACCTGGCCGGCGGTCTTGGCTGCATTTATTTTCTTGGCCTCCGTATCCCATGCGGCGGCCAGTTTGTCTGCCAGTTGCCGGATGGTGGTATCTTGTGCGGCTTGTTTGATGGCAGCGGCTGTTTGCTGGATGGCGCTGGCGCCGGGTATTTTGCCCAAGGCACCTTTGATCGCGGCACCGGCCTTGCCCATCATGGCCGAACGGCTTTGGGCCTGGCGATCTTGCTCGGCACGCCCAATGGTGGCCAAATCTTGGAAAATACCTTCGTTAGTGACTTCTTTAAATTTCATCGGTGCGTCTCACGGTCCTCGTGAATTTTGACGCATCCCGCATGCGTATGGCATTGAGTAGCTTGCGCTGGAGATTTTCTGCCTGTTCGGCGTCATAAGTGGCGTCGATCTGCTCCATGAGCCTGATGGCACTGGCAATGACATTGGAGGCACGATTTTCTATCACGTGCCTGCGATCACGCTCGATATACATAGCATCGAGTTCTTCTAATATACTGCGGGTCTTTTTATGCATGATCCGAACCTTTGCATTATTTAGCGGGTCGGAGCAATAGTTTCTGTAAATAGACCATGGATACTTTTTGTGTGTTACCTTGGTTTGGGCGAGAACTTGATTGGAACAAGCACGATACTCACTGTTGTCTGTTGCCCAAGCAGTATGATATCAAAAAAATACAGCAGGAAATGCTCGCGGGCAAACGCCCTGCAGAATGCCAGAAATGCTGGAATCTCGAAGATCAAGGGCTGACCAGCGATCGACAGTTAAAAAATGCCGCTCTAGACTGGTATTGGGACAGAGATTTACAGTTCATCAAACAGGATGCCGCACAAGGGATAGAAAAAACCTTGATGCTCAAACTGTTGACCAGTTACACCTGTAATGCCACATGTGTGAGTTGCGGATCCGGATCTAGTTCTAGTTGGGCAAAATTAGATAAAAAAATCGATAAATCAATATCGATCAAAAAATATCAATTCATCAACCTTGATAAAATTTACAAGGATATAGATTTTGCCGAACTAAAAACTCTGACTTTGCTAGGTGGAGAGCCACTTTATGAGAGGAAAAACTTCCTCATATTGGAACGCTTGCTAGAACTAGGCAATGATGGATGTTTTATCAGCATGGTCACCAATGGCAGTGTAAAATTGTCTGAGGATTATAAACGAATACTGGGACGATTCCGCAATCTAAATTTCTGTGTGAGCATAGATGGAACCGGGCCAGTTTTTGAATATGTTCGTTATCCGTTGCAATGGTCGGACCTCGAAAAAAATCTTGTGTTTTTCCGAGAACTCACAGATTTGGTTTCAGCGAATTATACCTTGAGCAATCTCAATGTGCTGTATCATAATGATACCGTGGCCTGGTTCAAAGACAACAACATAGAGTATGCCAATAATCCCATCTACCGGCCGGCGTGGTTGCAACCTAGAGCATTACCACAAGATGTTAAACAACATCTCAGAGGAGTTCTCAACGATGTGGATTATGGAACCTATATCGGGCAACACACTGATCAAGATGACCAGAATTTCCAAGAATTTTTACAACAGATCTCTATACAGGATCAGGCGAAAAAAATACATCTAAAAAATTACCTACCAGAGTTGTATAATTTGATCAGTCCTGAATTATTCCATTGATGCGTTTGAGATTTAAATAGTCCAAATTGGCACATTTAAACTTTTAAGGCACTATCATGGCAACAGAACTAGAACAAATTGAATCTTTATTATCTGAATTTCGTAGACCTTGTCCAACAGAACAACAATATCAGGATCGTCTGGCAGAAGAATTTGGTATCATAATCCAACAAAGATTCACAGAATATTTCCTCAAGATCCGCAAAGTCCTGGATCTCAATCAAGACATCCCACACATGACACGTGGATCTGCAGGGTCCAGTTTGGTGTGTTACCTCATGGGCATAACCGATGTTGACCCCATCGAATGGAACATTCCTCTGGCACGTTTTCTCAATCCTTTCAGAGATGATTTACCCGATGTGGACATCGATGTGCCGCACCATCAACAGGAACTGGCCATGCAACGGATCTTTGATGCTTGGCCGGGAAAAACTGCTCGCATATCAAACTATGTAATGTATAAAGAACGTTCGGCACGCAGGGAAGCAGCCAAACGGTTAGGCGCCAAAGGTCGTTTGCCCAGAGACATCGACTATAAAAAATTAGGCGTGGATGAGGAAGAAGCCCTGCGTATTGAAAAGAAACTTATAGGGAAAAAACGTTGTCTGTCCAAACACTGCGGCGGAGTGATAGTGTTTGATCGCAAGTTACCGCAGAGCCTATTCCGAGATGACAATCTTATCTTGCTAGACAAAAACGAAGTTGAAGATCTAGAACATCTCAAAGTAGACATTTTGGCCAATCGTGGACTCAGCCAACTCATGGAGATTGATCCATCTCGCATGATACACGAATATCCTAAAACTGATGATCTCACTGCAGATCTTTTGCAACGAGGCGATGTCTTGGGTGTCACGCAAGGAGAATCGCCGGCCATGCGACGCTTATTCCGTGCTATCCGTCCTACATCGGTAGAAGATTGTGTGTTTGCAACAGCATTGGTGCGTCCTGTGGCAGTGGAAGGTCGCAAAAAGGCTTCGTTCTTTCATGACTGGACCAAAAAGACTGTTCAGGAATCTGCCATTGTGTGCGAAGACGATGCTATAGAAAAGATCATGCAACTGATCTCAGTCAATGCTTACGAAGCCGATATGTATCGCAGAGCATTTGCCAAGCGTAACGAAGAAAAGGTCATGGAATTTATGGCCCGTTTGGGAGATCATCCTGTCAAATATCAGATCTATCAGGAAATGCAAAGTCTCTCTGGCTTTGGTCTATGTCGAGCACATGCTGTAAATCTAGGCAGACTGATCTGGGCCTTGGCTTACCAGAAAGCACACAATCCTCGCGAGTTCTGGCGTGCCGCACTCCGACACTGCCAAGGAAGTTATGCTCGCTGGGTATATCGCAACGAAGCCAAACGTGCAGGTTGGGATCTGCGTGAATTAGGCTTTGACAACTGGATCACTGAGGATCCAGTGGAATCATTCCTGGAACATGGCTGTTGGAATTCGCCCGGATTTTTGCCTAACATGGGTGTGAGAAATCTTTACCTGGACAAGTTTGAATTTGCAGGCATAGTGGCTAACAGTAGAGTGTTTCGACGGGACAAACAGAAATACATACATTTTATTACCCTAGGTGTAGGCGAAGGAGAGTATGTGGATCTTATTGTAGACCATCCTGTGAAATATTCGTCAGGATCTGTGCTGATTGGGCAGGGTGAATGCCAAAGTCGTGATGGCAGTCAATTTTTACAAGTTCAACGCCGGCAAATCCGTAGTCTACCTATAGATCAATATCTCAGTTCTGTTTGATCTGATTCAAGAGGCTTTTGAGTTTGCTGGACTGCACGTCTGCTGTGATCTTGCCAGGTTCGTCCGGTGCAGTGGCATTGGGCTCTGCGTTGTTCATAGTAGACTTGGCCTTGATTGATTCATAGATAGTGGGCGCACGTTTCTTGAATTCCTGATAATCTGGATCTTGGGCCAGATCGCGGATGCGTAGGCTTTCGACGTCAAATTCCAGATCCACCTTCATGCCCACACCCGAACTGCTTCTGGTCTTCATCAACTGTATCTGATATCGTCCACGTTCACGCATGGCGCGACTGGTAAAGATACCAAACACATTGTCTGCTGTGTTGATCTTTGAAATACCACCGGAAATATGGCTGTGGTCAAACTCAATCTCTTCCACCGCCGCACGGTTCAACTGCGAAGCAGTGACGAACAGCACATTGAGTTCTTTGGCCAAGTTACGCAGTTCTTCACTCACATATTTGTCTTTTACAAACAAATCATTGGGGCTGACCTTGGCACTCACCGGCATGATCAAGTCCAAGTAATCCACGCATAAGAAATCCACACGCTTACCAGTTTTAACCTGCAGTTCCTTGAGATATGCCCGGATGTCATTTACAGTGGATTGTGCTGGCATATATTTGATTTGCAGAGCACCGGCCTTTTTCTGCATCATCTTGACTTTCATCTCTACTGTATCAATGTCTCTGAAGATTTCCTTTGATGATGTATTGGTCATCATGGAATCAATGCGCATGCTACACAGACCTTCTGAAAGTTCCAGCGTGATGTAACACCCATTGAGTCCGGCCTGTGCCCAGTTCACTGCTAGGTTCTGCATGAACAATGATTTGCCCGACCCTGATCCACCAGCAAAAATCTGTAGTTCACCTCGATTGAATCCACCATATAACAGTTTGTCCAAGGCCGGCCAACCTGTGCTATTCTGGCCGTTGTTGTTTTTCAGGGCCAGCAGTCTCGATCGCGGATCTTCAAAATAGTCCGTGCCAAGATCTTTGGTCAAGGATATCTGCACAGCATCTTTGATTAATTTTTCTACAGGATCAAAGTTGCCTTTTTCCAATAGGTCTGCGGATTTCAGGATCGCACGTTCTAGTTCTTGTCGCCGGGTAAATGATTCAAACTCTTCCATGAACCAGTCGAGGTGCCCTTCATTGACATCAGGTATTTCTTGTAGATCGACATTGGTCACTGCTCGCACCTGTTTACGGTCAGGCAAGGTCTTGTGTTGATCACAATGCTCTCGGATGAATTTTGCGGCGCTACGCAGGCTGCGATCAAAGTTTTCTTCATTGAATATGTTCTGAACTCGCACATAACTCTGTGCGTCCTGCATCATAAACTCCAGGAACAACTTTTGGACTTCTATGGAATAATCTTTCATATAGTATCTATCTCAATTAATTTTTTTCTGTAATTTATTCTAACCATTCCAACAATTTCATCCTGGGATGTAACACTAGATCATACCATCGTTGATTACCTTCGGGTCCATGATGACCATGCCACCCATGTGTGTCAAAATCTACCGGTCGATTGATATTCTTATTGACGCTAAAGTAACTGTCGGTAAACAAAATGCTGTGAGGATCTGCTAAAAATCTCCTTTGGATGCTGCCAAGTGTGGGCCAATTGGTTTCCGGCTGGAAAGGTTCAGCAAGATTGACAATAAGATAATTTTGGGTCCATTCCTGGATATACTTGGTTAGCAAAAACAGTTCCCTCAATACCTGGGCTTCTTGCCAACTACGATTCCATGACATCACATATCCTTGGCCCAACTGGTGAGTGGTCACTTGTCTCAAGCCCGTGTGTTCATAAACAATCTTTTGATCCATGACTTTTAGATTTCCAAAAAATCTATGGCATTTTGCTTCCGCACCTTCTGGATCATATACTGTAAATCTTTCAATGGGTGGTATACCGATTATCACGTAATCATCGATCGCGAATCCTGATCCCGACACTATCAAGTGTGATATGCTGTCAATGTTATTTCCAGGCCAACTGTAGTTTTCTACGCTATCCACCTGCAAAGCGGCAGCCATCAATCCCCACCAAGAATCCTTGGGTTCTACAAAGAATCCCGGAGTGCTATAACTGTCGCCATATACGATCAATCTAGACATGGAGTTTCCTCATGAGATTCTTCCGGGCCATTTCAATTTTTATTTTACTGGTGCATCGATGTTGGAAAATATTCAACAGCGTGGCCAATCGTCCATGGCGTATCACTGCATCGTTTACATCCTTGATATCCACCGGCCAGTCTGGTATGCTCACTGCCCAACCCAGTTCAATGGCACGATCTATCAACTTGAGACCGGCCTTGTCTTGATCGGGCACCACTGTGACTTCTCGACCGAGACTGCGTATTAGTCTCGCTTGGGTATCGTTGATTTCAGCATGCAACACAGCCAATGCACTGATACTGAGAGCATCAAATACACCCTCTACTACGATCACATGTTGCCAATCTGGACGCTGTAGATCTGTGCCAAACACATAGCCCTGTTGCATGTCGTGGATGTAGCGAGGATTATGATCATCAAAAAATCTACGTGTGTGTCCTACTATGCGTCCATCATAGGTAAATGGGATGATTACGCCTTGCCTACGACTGAATTTGTCATCGGGTTTGCCATGGATCATGCCAATGGGATAATCCTCGGGCACACAACGATCTCTGAGATACTGCCAATGCACCGGCATGTTGTGATCTACCAATGCAAATTCTTCTGGCAGTTCTCGATCTTCAAACTCAATGCCTTGCACTGCATTGGCGGTGCGCTGACGATCGTCCAAGATGCCTTGGATGTTTCGATGCCGGAGGCTTTCGAGATTGATATATTCTATTTCTTGCTGTGGAACATTCAGCCATTGCAACAGTCTGCGAGCCTTGAATGAAAGATTGCGTCCTATAATAAAACTGGCAGTGAATCCACAGTTGAAACAATGGAAACTCCAACCTTGGTCAGTGGCTTTGATTCCACCGCGCTGTCTCCGATCGGAACTTTCTCCATTATGCACACAGCAAGGCGCATTGAATGAAATCCAGCCAGAACTTGTGTTTTTGCGTTTAGATGGAAGATAAGAAAGTATGTCGATCACTCTAACATTTTACTATGTTTTATGTGTTCGATCAAGTGGTCTGCAATGATTTTATGACCCAATTCGTTGGGATGCCCGCCGCGAGCGAACGGTTCTATGCCCAATTCTTTCTTTTTATTGAATAATATTTCTTTGAAACTCAGCCCAGGATATATCAAACTGGGCACACGCACCGAATAGGGATTGGGCAAGGCACTGAACTGTATCACCGGTATGTCATATCTGCTCTCGGCCTGATCAAATAGATTGATAGACGCTTGGAAATTGTATTCTGCCCATTCTCTATGATAACTCATACCCAACCACAATCGTTGCAAGGCAAACCAATTGTCGTCGATGTCGGGATTAGGTTGTAGCAACCAAGTTCCATGCATGTGTCGATTCCATTGCGGATCCTTCATGCTGATTTGATGCTGTGGGTTGAACCAACTCTGTCTGGTGCTGTCTGTGTGCGCCACTACAAATAACACATCATCTGTGCTCTGACCGTTGCGCAGATACCACATGAAGTTCCAGCGCATGCTTTCAAGGCTGGATCCCGGAAAGGCCATGTTGTCTAGTTCAAGATTAAATTCTTGGGCGATACGCCCCGCAAAGCCATTGGCCAGCCTGTAAGGACGATTTTGATCGTAGTGATCTCTGAATGCTTCTTCAGACAAGTCTCGGAATTCAGGAGCGATGAGTTCATCGCCATAGGTCCAACTACAGCCAAATGCCACTAACTTCCGTATTTTCATCTATAGGCGATGGATGTGATGAATCCGTTGTTGATTTTAGCATTGGGGTTGTTGACATATCCTGCACCCCCGGCTGTAACTATCACAGCATTGACATTGCCTCCCGCAGTGGCCACAGCATATCCTTCAGCCCCGGTTCCTTCACCCACAAAGTCTACATTGGGGAATGGCGTGGAAATCCACTGGCTACCAGAATTGTTCATAGTAACATTGGTCACAGTGCCACCACTGACCACTGCATTGCCAATTTTGGCCTTGTAGCCATATTGATTGACTTCAAAACGGAGATAGTTGTGATATCCTTCCACGTTCCAGTAATCGCGTGCTGTCCTGTTGATATACTGTCTCTGGCTACCAACATCATACCATGGACCCAACTGTGTGCTAGAACCCTGTGCCTTGACGTTGCCGGAAAAGTTGTCAAAGTCCATCTGAAAGGTAACAAGATCACGACCTTGTGTATACACAGCAGATGTATGGTTTCGATTGGGGTTGCTCAGGCTGATTTCTGGGTTGGTAGGAACAGTCATTATCTCGCTGGGCACAAAAGCAGGATACACTGAATCCACCACATCGGCTGTGCCGCGTCCACCCGAATACGCATTGGTAAACACAGGTTCGTAGAGTTCGCTGGTGGCCGTGTTACGCTCAAGGCTCCAGCCCACAGGCTGTGCATCAACTTCGTCTAGGTCAGTGCTGAGCAGAGTGACCTTGGCCCGGCCGTAAGCGGCGCTGAGTATTTCCAGGTCTTTGCTTAACAAAAGTATATCACCGTTAGTCGAGATCAATCGGAAAGTGATGGTCGAACCACTGATGTTCACTGGTTTCTGATCCTGATTGACGAATTCAAACAGTATGACGTTGTCTACGCCACGATGGATTTTTAAATTTTTAGCATACACGGGTTGCCACCTCCGGTCAAAATAGGCACCACTGGTGTCGATCAAAATGACCTGCTGTCTCTGTTGATATAAATAGGCAGTGGTTGAATACATAAGGTTTTCCTAACGATATTTATGGGCTCTGAGATCTTCGCTAAAATAGCCGAACGCTACCCTTTCATAACATTTTGCACCTATGCTGGCAATGAATACATCGGTGTGATACAGAACCGCGATGATGCTGTGACCACCATCTATGATTTTGGCAATATTCCCCACGCAGATCTCAAGAAACTGTTCCTAGAATTGGCCAATACTTGGTGGTGGGAAAGCAATCGTAGCATACCAATCAACATATTCCTCAAGCAAGATTGGGAAGTATTCCGCCCTTATCTCAGGACATTTACCAACAAAGATCTGGAAATAGTGCATGGTCCGTGCACCAGCCTCACCGACATAGCTCGCAAAAAATCCAAACGCAAGTCAATCACCCTGGTTCGCAGGATCGATTAAGTTCATGTGCAAGGCCACCAAAGCCGCATAACTCACGGCATGGCTTTTCTTGAAAGTATAACCACGGCTGTCGTCACCATCCCACACTGACTCAAACACCTCGGCCCATGAGAGATTTTGTAGATGGGCCTTGCCAGGGCGTATGATAGATATAAAAGCCGCCATCCTGGGTATGGAATCAGGACGCATACTCTGTAATAGATCCGTGTAGTTGCCCACGTGCACCAATTGTTTTGCCCAGGCCGGATCTGTCCATAACCGACTCCAAGGGGGCGATCGATCCAGCATCTCTTTGTAATGATCGGGATTTCGCACCAACGAATACACGCTCATATTTAAGAAGTCGAGTTTGAAGTAACCTCTAGACTCAGCCTCTTGATAGTCTATGGCCGCACACTGGTTGATGGGATCCCAGGGTATATCGGCGACATATACTCCGGAGTTGTGTCGTCGCACTTGCGATTCTACATGTTGTCTCGCAGATCTGTGTTGTATCAGCGACAGGATCTTTTCTCTGTCAGCAAAATCTATGTCAATATCTGCGCTCATCACCAACCTGCCT